GAAAATGTTCAGGTCATTACGTTGAGAAAGTTGATATAACGACTAAAGGACAGAGCCTATCGCCTACGCGAATCGAGATCGTGGCGCCTGATTTGGCGGGAAAGGAATAAAATGTCAGTAGTGGCTCGCATAGAATTGCCCCCCAAGCTCATCCCAGTATTTGCTCCTCCTCTTGGTACTTTTCGCTATAGAGCTTTGTGGGGATCCAGAGGCGGAGGTAAATCATTCTCATGCGCTTTAATGGCTGCGGTGTGGGGGTATAAGGAACCTTTGCGAATAGTATGCGTGCGAGAGTTTATGTCTTCTATAAAATACAGCTTCCATGCCGAGCTAAAAAATGCAATAGAGTCAAAACCATGGTTGGCGGCTGCTTATGACGTTGGTATCGATTATATAAAAGGCGCCAATGGCACGGTTTTTATCTTTAAGGGAATTAGGAACTCCCCGTCCTCTATTAAGTCGTTAAGCCACATAAATTTGGCAATCATCGAGGAAGCAGAAGATCTCAGCGAGGAAGGGTGGCTAGTTCTTGAGCCGACAATACGTGCGCCAAAGTCGGAAATTATAGCCATCTGGAATCCTAAGCGTGAAAATTCACCAGTTGATAAGAGATTCAGAAAACACCCACCATCTAATGCTGCTATTGTTGAGATCAATTACGACGGAAACCCGTGGTTTTCTGATGTGTTAGAAACTCAACGGCTTAGAGATCGCGATGTGATGAGCCCCGCAACATACAATCACGTTTGGAACGGCGCTTACCTAAGAAACGATGAGTCTTGTGTCTTTGCGAATAAGTGGAGGATAGCAGAATTTACGCCAGATGAAACGTGGGATGGTGCTTATTTTGGTTTAGACTTCGGCTTTTCCCAAGACCCTACAGCTGCAACAAAGTTATGGATTCATGACGAAAAACTTTATATAGAATATGAATGTGGGAAGGTTGGGCTAGAGCTTGATGACACTGCCGAGTTTCTTAAAAGGAACATTCCAGGAATTGAAAAACATATTATACGAGCTGACTGCGCACGCCCCGAGTCAATATCTTTCTTGAAAAGAAAAGGACTTCCACGAATAGTAGCATGTGAGAAGGGCAAAGGCTCTGTTGAGGATGGCATCGCTTTTATGCGAAGCCATAGAGAAATCGTTGTCCATCCTCGCTGCGTTGAAACTCAAAATGAAATGGGGCTGTACAGCTATAAGGTCGACCGCCTTACTGGTGATATCATGCCTTCGATTGTAGATGCTTATAACCATTACATAGATAGCGCACGTTATGGGCTTGAACCTGCAATGAAGCGGAACAAGCGAGATTACAGCAAACTTGTAGATAATAGGAAACAAAGATGAGCGAATCAAAAAAGATAACTAATTTTAATTTCGTAGATAGTTTGCAGAATTTATATAATGGTCTTGCGAATACTCGTAATGCTACATATAACAATCGGATAGTCCATAATGCAATTAATTATAGTGAGCTGAGGGCTATTTATAGAACAGGCTTAGGCTCTAAAATTGTGCGTTTAAAAGCAGGATATGCTCTTAAGGACACGCTACAGTTTGACAATACGAAGGATGAGATAATCTACAAGCAAAAGTTCGAGAAAGCTGTTAAAAGAGCTGCTCGTTATATGGTTGGTTTTGGGCGTGGAATCATAGTCCTATATAATAAGGGTGAGGATATGTCAATGCCTGCCCGTAATTTTGATCCTGCAAAAGTCGAGTTTAAAGTTTTTTCGGCTGACCTAGTAACAAGTTTAGAGGCTTCGATTGACCTAATGAACCCCAGGTACTTCAAACCTCGTTTTTATTCTGTTAAGGGCGTTCAATTCCACTACAGCAGAGTCATTGATTTTACGTACATAGAGCCGACAGAGTTTGACGCTGCTATTTATCAATATGGTGGGGTAAGTGAATTTGAGCTAATTTATACACAACTAGTTAATGATGGAGTCGTCGAAAGATGTACTCCGGCAGTCTTAGAAAAGAACTCTACGCTATTTTATAAAATTGTTGGTCTTAAAGATGCGATGCAAGACCAAAGGGACGAATATATTCGCCGATATTTTGTAGAGTTAGAGAACGCTCGTTCGGTCTATGGAGCAGGATTATTAGACTCTGAGGATGATGCTTTCAGCGTCAACCAGACGCTAACTAATCTACAAGAGGCCGATTCGATAACGCTCCGCAGACTTGCGATGGTTACTGGTATTCCTTTAGCGATTCTAGTCGGCGAGAATGTCAAGGGATTAAATTCGACTGGCGATAATGAAATGAGAATTTTTCAGGATATGATCGAGGTCGTACAGTCTGACTTTTTGGAACAGCCTATCAATGAGCTTTTTGCAAAGCTCGGCTTAGGGGTAGTTTCATTCAAAGACAACCAAGGACGCACCCCCGATGAAAGGATACAATTTGAAACTCAAGTCATTCAGAATGCTACCGCATTATATAATCTTGGTGAGGACTACAGTAAATACCTCGAAGATAATGCAGTCATTGTAAAAGATAAGTATGTTGATTTTTTCTTTCCAGAAGAAGCGCAACCCCCAGAGGTAGAGGCAGAAAATATTGCAAAAGAGATCTCTGCGGTCGTAGAAGGTTCGGGGGAAAGTACGGCAGAAAACTTAGCAGACAAAGATAATGAGTGATAAAAGAGTAAAAACGCCTGCCCCTTCCCTTACTGAAATGCGAGAATTTTCTGCACAGATGGTTCGCATGATTGAGCAATTCTCTATCAGATTTAAAAACCAAGTTTTCGATGAGTTGAATAAATCTACTATCGAAAAGTTTGCTGATGCTCAGGTTGGAAATTTTGCTACGATATTTTTGAAATTAACAAAACGAGTGGCTCGGAAACTGCTTAATCAATATAGCAATGATCGTATTGATTCGATGATTAAAGAAGTCACAGGACGTATTGATCGCCGCAATCAGAAAGTTTTATATGAGAAGATTGAGCAGAGCCTAGGCATAAATATCAGTGAGCTTATCGCTAATGAAGGGCTAAAATCTACGATAAACGCTTTCCGCATCGAAACCGAGCAATGGGTTAAAAAGTTAAGGGATGAGACGCTTGAAGCGATGGTTGCCAATAGTTTACGGGTTATGGCGGTAGGTGGTTCGCTTAAGGAAGTCTTGACAGAATTTGATGATTTGGTCGATAAACGAAAAAATAATGCTAGGATGGTTGCGCGTACTCAAGTCACCACTTTTAATAGTTTGCTAACGAAAGTCAGAGCGCAAAATTTAGGTGTAGAAAAAGCTATTTGGGTAACGAGTGGAGATGAAAGGGTAAGAAGGTGTCACCAAGCGAGGGATGGTAAGGAGTTCGATTTATCGAAAGGTCTTTATAGTTCGTGCGATGGGAAAACATTATTGCCAGGGGTCGATTATAACTGTTTCCCTGGAGATTCAAAAATCAACCATTCTACATTCTGTAATAAGTTTTATAGGCGACGGTTTACTGGAGAACTTACCGAGCTTGTCTCTGAAAATGGAATAGTTCTCAGAACGACACCTAATCATCCAATATTGACTACCGAAGGATTCAAGAGCTCCAATTCTATTAATGTTGGAGACAATATAATTACAGCATTCAGTCAGGATTTCGACGGAGTCAAAGATGACATAAATAGATTTATACCCACTTTCGAACAAATATTTAATTCGCTTCTTGAGTCGGGTGTTTGTTCTAGTAAATCTAGCGCGATCAACGGTAAGTTCCACGGCGATATTTCCGATGGCGATATCGATATTATAACTTCCGACAGCTTCTTGACTGATGAACTCAATTCCTCTATCCTCCATAAGTTTTCTAAACTCAAGCTCTCCGATACCGATAAGATGCTCGTGTTGGTTTTTTTGACGTGTGATAGCTCTTTTAATGGCGATTCTGGGATTCTTAATCTTCCCCCTGACAGAATTGTGAGCGCTCTCCGTTTGTTTAAATCTAGTTTTCTCGTCCATTTGAGACCACTTGAGCTTTTCTGCTTCGCTTTGGGTTCGTGGTATAATTCCGATTTTGACAAGCCTATTCCTAATAGCACTCCTTCCGACATTGAAATGTTTAGCGATAGCGTTTTCGCTCTTTCCGTTTTGGTACATGGATTTAATTTCATCGACTTTCATATTGATAGACTTCTTTTCTCGGACACTTGGAATAATAAAACCTTGTTCGGAAAGTTTTCTCCAAGCAGTGCTATTGTGGATTCCGATTATTTTACTAGCATTCTTAAGAGTGAAACCATTATTTATAAGATCGATAAGATTGTCGATAAGAGTTTGATCAATTTTTCTAACCATGTATATAACCTCGAAACTGTTTCAGGTGATTATATCACGGGGAATACTATTGTGTCAAATTGTCGATGCACATATTTTCTGGTTCTGCCAGAAGATTAACAAAAAAACAGAGGTGTAAATATGAAATGGAGTAATTCACTTATACGACAGCAGCCTATTACTGGTCGCATGATTAAAGAAGATGGCAGCGCAGTAAACATCGCTGACCTTTTGGTTGATAGTGATAGCGATGCTGACATCATATCAGAAACCGCCGCTACAATATTTTCTTGTAGTAATGGAGTAACTTTGAGAGAAGTTGAAACTGCAGGCTTACCAATTTTATCAATTAGAGCGAAGACCAACAATGTGCTAATTGTTCCGCTCGAGTTTGATATTTTCTCTGGTGGCAATTCCTATTTTGAACTGTTAGTAAATCCGACATTGACAGCAGCTTCTTGGGCTAGTGCAGGCTCGGGGGCAGGCGTTGAATTAGATGTTGCTGCTACTGCTGTTACAGGTGGAACTCGCATTGCTTCGGGCTACGTTGTCTTGTCAGGCGGTACAATTAGAATGGTTGGGCGCGATGGTTTACTTGGTCGTTTGGGCTTAGAATATGATACTGCCACAAATATTGGAGATATAATAACCATTTCGCTTAAGCCTTTTGCCGGAACAGTGTCAGCATCGGCAAGTTTTCAATGGAGGAAAGTAGTTTAAATTTAGTATTGACTACTAAAAAATATTGGTGTAATTTTTAAAAAAAGAAATAAGGGAACAATGGACTCTTTTTTACTGAAAAAATTTAAAGACATCGCTATTTATAGCCCATCGGAAAAAACTGCTATCAGTGTTCGTGATGGAGTTATTGAATATCTTGGCTCTGAATTAATGATTGAACCTTACGATAAAATTTTTACGGTTTACCGTTCGCCTGCTACTATTTCAAACGCAGCCGTTAAAATGCTGGGAATACCTTTAACTGATGAGCATATTAATCTTGATGAAATAGCTCCTAACACAGGAAGTTCAGTTGCTAGTTCGTTTATGATTGATGTTGTTGATGAATGCACTAAGACGAGGATTGCAGTAAAAAATCGGCTTTCTATGAAAGACGAATACATCGGTAAACTAGAAAATAAGACTCAATTATCTCTTGGATATTTTGGTGATCTTGTGCCGCATGAAGAATTTGATTTTGAGCAGATAAATATTATCCCCCATCATCTTGCTGCAGTTTCAGCAGGGCGATGTGGTGATTTATGTAGCTTCCTCGATAGGAAAACTATTTTTAAAAACAAGGAGCAAAAAGAAATGGAATATCACAAAGCTTTTGTGGATGAAGAAGGAAAAGTCAGCCTCGAGCAAGTAGTCGAGATAGCGACCTCCCTTCCAGATGCGATAAAAATGCTTTCTCTTGAGGAATTACAGAAGGTAATGCCTGCTCTACAAGAGATCATTAATATGTCAAAAGTTGGAGAAGTTGAAACTGAAACAGTGGAAACTGAAACCACCGAAATCCCGACGACAGATGAAGAATCCGAAACGACCCCTCCTAAAGAAGAAGAGGAAGACAAAAAGATTTTTTCTGATGCAGCGTTTAAAAGTGCTCTTGAGAAGAAGTCTAAAAAGTTCGCTGATGAAGCTGTTCAGCAATATGCTGTGGTTATTGATAAAGCTCGTAGTTTTCTTGACGAATCCTACGATTTTAAAGGAAAAACTACCACGGAAATAATGAAGGATGCTATTTCTACGGAGTCGACCTCTGAATTTTCGGATGCAGAGCTGCCCCTAGCGTTTAAATTATTGAAGAAGACAGCGGAATATAAACAATTTGGAGATCATAAAACTGTTCATCCCTTAGATGAGATAGCAAACAAGGAGTTATAACATGGCATTTGGTACAGCCTTTTCAGATGACATTGCGGCGGTAGGTTCTGGCGAACGCTATGGCAAAAGCAATGTAGAACTTTCATCCACCGTATTCGAGGACGGCCTTATTATTGGTCGTTTTGCAAAACTCGACACAGGAAGCATTGACCTTTTAGATGGTTCAGCAACACCGAGTTTAGCGGGTGTGGTATTACGCAGCGTTTCTGGTGATCTTGAGTCCGGCGAAGCGATTGATGCTGCCATTTATGATCAGATTGATTATATCCGCTCGGGTCTTTGCACCGTTGCAGTGAAAACAGGTGAAAGCCCTGCTGTTCTTGGTCGGGTATATGTTTCTAACGATGGCGGAGCTAACGATGGCTTGGCTACAGCGACCAACACGGATGTTGCGGTCAACGCTGAATTTATCCAAGAGATCAAAACAGACGTATGGTTGATTTATCTTGCGCCGCCTCCTGGCGACATTGCTGATCATATTGGTGATGCTACTGGTGCGCATGCTGCCTCAGCTATTAGTGTTTTGGATACTGGAGCCTATACAACAGCCATTCAGGTTGAAGCTGCCCTTGCAGAACTTTACCCGAAAGCAACTGTTGCGGTAACAGACCCAGGGGATGCAGGAGTTATTCCTGTTACTCGCTCGGCAACCATAGCGTTTACGACTACTGGTGTGGTTGATACAAGATCGCTAGCGATTCCTTCAGTTGCAGGAGTTTCTTTATTGTTCAGCTTTGATGTCGATGTCGGAGACCTCGTTATTACTGCTGCAAGTGGAATAAATGTCGCAGCGAATACCGTTATGACATTCGACACTATCGGACAATATATCAGATTAGAAGCTGCTCAAGTCGCAGGTGTGATGGTATGGCGTGTAATTGCTAACGATGGCGTAGCACTAACTTAAGCAATAGAGGATAACAACAATGAAAATTAAGAATTTATATAACCTTGAGTCCTTCAAACAGTTTCTTGATTCAGGAAGCCGAAAAGGATTTAAAGATGCCGCAGCAGGTGTGGTGCTAGACCGCTATCTCACACAGGTTGACCCGAAAATTTTTGAAAAACTATACCCTGAACTCGCATTCATGAACTCGGGTGTCGTAGTTGATAACTCTGGTGGTTATGCAAGACGAATACAATCGTTAAGAATAATCGACCAAGGCGAATTTACTACGTCAGGGGATGCGTCTTCTGATAAAGGTAAAATCAGCTTGTATGGAGAAGATTCTTACCTAAAGGTTTTAGTTCGCGAAGCTTTTTCATCTTGGAACGATGACGAGATTAATGAAGCTAGTCTTGCTAATGTCAACCTTGTTAGTCGTTTCATTGAAGGCCACAATAAAATCTATCAGAGAGAAATCGATGAGATTGGTTTTATTGGTATTCCTGATGTTACAGCTTCAAAAGGTCTTTTGAACTATGCGAGTTTCACCTCTGGTGCAGCCGCCGGAGCAATCTCGACCCTTACAGCTCAAGAGATGTATGACGAGATGGCAGACCTTATTACTGCCCAGTGGAGCGCTGTTAATAATACTCCTGGTTATATGGCTAATAAAGTCATCATGCCTGTGTCTATTAGCAACACGTTGACGAAGACGATTCTAAACTCTGCGAGCACGCCTCGTAGTGTTATGGTGGCGTTAACTGAAAACTTCCCTTCTATCGGATTCTCTAGCACGTTTAGAGCTGAAAGTGTGAGTGCCACTACGGTGACAATTGCTTTTAGTAATAGCGAAGAAGTTATGAAAATGCGGATCCCGATCCCCTTAACAGTGGGTCAGATTGTTCCGATGACAAGCTTTGATTGGAGAGTAGACAGTAAATATCGTGTTGCAGGACTTGATATTCTTGAGGACTCGGGCGGAAGAATTTTAACAGGGCTGTAGAATGACGAAAACTTTGCAGGAGCTTCGGCTTGAAGCAACTGAAAAGGGCATTGCTTTTGATGGTCGTTATGGCACAAAAAAGCTTAAGAAATTAATCAGTATGGCGTGTAATGATGCATGCCATACTGATGGTTTTTCTGCTGTGCAAGATGGTGGGCAAGGCATTCTTGTCGGAGAATCAGACATAATTACCGAAAGCGATATATTTAAGATAAAAAATATCTCTCCTAATAAGTATGAGATATTATCTTTGATAATAAAACCCCTTGAAGTGGTTGAATTATCAAAAAGTCAATTAAATGATGTTGAGTTGATGAAGCGCATCAATAGGCATATCGAAATAAAGAAGTTTAAGCTCGTAGAGTAACATGGCTATAATAGACGATTTTAAAACCAGATTCCCTGAATTTGAAACTTCTGATGTAGACACATATCTACCAACGCAAATTTTGTTATGGGAGTATTTTTGGGGTGGAGATTATGAGGCTGCAGGAGTCGAAACAGTTTTGAATCTATTGGCGCACTTGCTTACCCAAGAAATAACAGCCGACAACGGAGCCTTGAAAGACGAAACGTCAAAAAGTGTTGGTAGTGTTTCTGCTAGTTATGGTTTAGCAACAAAGAGCGAACGTGCTTTGTGGTATAGGTCGACAAAATATGGAATGAAATTTCTGTTATTGACTATGCACTATCATGGGGGGTATTTTGTTTGAAGCCAGAAAAGTTCCTGAAAAAAACGACAGCTTATCTTAAAAGCTTGCAGGAAGCTTTGAAAAAATCTGTAGCAGTAGGGCTTCCGCTTGAAAAGGTAGGGGGCGAAGTTTATGAGAATGGAGTGTCGGTATTGGATGTCGGCGCAGCTCATGAATATGGAATAAACGTTCCGCTCCGCTCATTCTTACGTATGCCTTTTGATGTTAAGCGAAAAATAATCTCCAATGAAATAGACAGACAGTTTAAAAAAGTCTTTGATGATGGTCGAAGCGTAGAGAAGGCTTTAGGGCTAGTCGGAATAGCCGCGAGGAATGTCGTTATTGATGCTTTTAAAACTGGTGGTTTTGGGCAATGGAAAGACATTTCACCTATAACAAAAGAGCTAAAAGGCTCTTCGGCAATCTTAGTTAACCTCGGTATCTTAAAAGGTGCTATAACGTGGGTGGTGCGATAATGTTGCCTAATATGTCTGGTGTACTTAGTAGTTGGGAACAAGCTGTTACGATAAAGAATGTCGCGCGCACAACGACTGATTTTGTTGCTGTCGATGTTGTTACCCCAAGGGAGCAATTAACGGTTGTTCAGGTTGCTAAAAAAAGCGCGTTGAACTCAACAACGATAAATTGGTCATTGCAATATTTACTGGTTCATAGTAAGGCTGATATTCTCATGGGGGAGTATATAGAATTTAACGGAGCTGATTATAAGGTAATACTTCGGGGCAATTGGGACGATTACGGATATCTTGAAGTCGTAGCCGAAGAAACAGGGTTAACCTTGATCGCTTAATTTACCATGTAGGCTAAATATATATGGATGTTCTAACAAGTACAGCAATTTTCGTTCGAGACCTATTAGACTACGATGAGCAGTTAATAAGGATAGGGAGGCTCAATTTTGAGCTTGATGGATTAGAGAGTAATTATATCGCAGTTGATAGCATAAGCCCTTCTATCAGGCTTGGTAGTGGTCAATTTTTTGATGCTACAAATGAGGTTATGGAGTATCAGGAGCAATGGCGAGCACAGATAATATTATCTTTTTATGGTTCGGCGGCGCATACAAATGTTAACAATTTTAGGCTATATCTCCAAAGCCAAGCTTCAATTGAGTTACAGCAAACCTTATCTATCGCTGTTTTCAAGGGCTCGAGCTTGACTGATATTAAAATTTTAACTGGTCAGAATTATAACAATCGACTAGATTTAACACTAAATGTTGAATACAGCATTTCTGCTAATATCGCTACTCTAAGAATTGATACAGCAGAAACAACTTTAATTATAGATAACTAGGGGTAAAACATGAGTGTCAGCATAAGCAACGTAATTAATGTTTCTCTCGTTTCATCGGCAGAACTAGCAGACCGAGACCAAATGAATCTTGTCGCAATTATGACTAGCCAACAAGATGGGACGATCTCGACAGCTACTCGTTATGAAATTTATACCGATATAGCAAGTGTTATAACAGATTTTGGTTCGAGTTCGGCAATAGTAGATTATGCAACGATCTTTTTCGCAACGTCACCTAATCCAGTTAATGCTTCGGGTGGTTTAGTTGTTGGGTATTGGAGGGGAGCAGAAGAAACGGTCGCTGCTACATCAGGAACTTTAACTGGCGAGCAGATAACCGAGGCTACCCTTATCGCTCAACTGCAAGAAATTGACGATGGTTCTTTTGACATTGACCTTGACGGAGCAACGGAAAATATAACTGGTCTTGATTTTCAGGAATCTACAACGATGACGGAAATCGTGGCTGTTTTGAACACCAAATTGTCGGGTGGAGTAGCAAGCTATTCTGACCAACGAGTAATTATAACATCGAGCACGACAGGAGTTTTGAGCCTTGTCACCTTCCCGATTGCAGGGGCTGCCGGAACGTTCGTTGGAACGCTCCTTGCTTTAGCTACAGGAACAGGAGCATACATTACGGATGGAGTTGCGATTGTTGTCTTAAGCGTAGAAACTAAAACCGCAGGGATAACAGCAGTAAAAGCGGCGATTGGGATTAAAGGCGGAATGTTTATTGATAAACCTAGTGATGCGGATGTCACGCTGTTAGCCACTTGGGGGCAAGCTAATGATGTCCTTATCTATGATGTTTTTAATGACACGGATAATTTGCTTGTAGACACGACAAATATAGTATGGTCAACGAAGCTGTCGGGTTATACTAATTATCGTATGTTGTACAGCAAGTCAGGAAATAGGAAGCTCGCTGCTTCTTATATGGCTAGGGTTCACAGTGTCAATTTTGCTGCGGAAAATTCGACCTTTACGATGCACCTTAAAGAGTTGGCGGTAGCGGCTGAAGAATACACGCAGACACAAATAACAAACGCAAAAACGGTCGGTCTTGATCTTTACACCACTATTAAAAATACAGCTGTCGTTATGACGAGTGGGGCTAATGATTATGTAGACGACCGTTACAACCTAATAGCCTTCATAGATGCTCTACAAACTGACATGTACAACCTGTTGAGAAGTTCAGGGACGAAGATCCCTCAGACCTTGCAGGGTGTAAACCGTCTAGTAGACGCTGCAGAGAGGACCTCGAGGGAATTTGTACGAGCAGGGATGTTAGCACCAGGAACATGGACAAGCCCCGACTTCTTCGGAGATCTTGATACGTTCAATAGGAATATTGAAGACAACGGCTTTTATTGGAAGGCTGGATCTCTTGCAGACCAATCGGCAGCAGATAGAGCTGCGAGAAAATCTCCTGTGTTAATGGGTGCTGTGAAAAATGCGGGTGCGGTTCATAGCGTTGATGTGGTCATAATGTTTAATAAGTAGACGGAATGGTTCGCGCCATGTTACAATCAACCTTATTTCTAACATAAGGAGATAGGTTGATGAAAAAGGGCGTAGAATTTATAGCTGATTTGGGAATGAGAAAAGCTAATGAGAACAGTCCTAAAAAGTATAGATATTATCGTGGCAAATGTTTGCATTGCGGTAAAGAGTTTGAGTCACAGGCTAGGTATTTTAAGAACCTAAAGTCTTGTTGTAAATGCGCTTCAGGATTAAGACCTAAAAGCATATATAATAGACCCCATGGTCTTAGAGGACATCCGTTATATGATGTTTGGGCAGGGATGAAGGCGAGGTGCAGCAACAAGAACCATTATGGTTATAAACGTTATGGCGGACGAGGAATAAAGGTCTGTGAAACTTGGGAAAAGAATTTTGAGTTTTTTTATAATTGGTCTTTGTTAAATGGATATAGGAAAGGACTTCAGCTTGATAGGGTCGACAATGATGGGGATTATGAGCCTGAAAATTGCCGATGGGTAACAAGAACTGTAAATATGAATAATGCTGACCGTTCCAGTGTTGTGAATAAAACTGGATTTACTGGTGTTATCGAGATTAAAAAGAGTAAAAGGTTTATCAGTGGTATAGGCATAAATGGTGGATGGAAATATCTTGGATGCTTCGCCACAGCAGAAGAAGCCAGCGCAGCTTATGAAATGGCGCGGAAAGAAAAACTTTTAAAGATTATGGAGTAAATTATGTCAATCATTAGCGTTTCAGCAGATAGCACCACGCTCGTCCTTAATGGCACGGCCGTGAGTGACCTAATAACAGGGGATGTAATTACGCTTGTGCCTGTTAATCCTGTGACGTCTCATATTAATAGCTCTGGCGGTGGAGTAAACATAAACGAGCGCACAGATCGGGGCGTTTATGATCTCACCGTAAGAGTTCAAAGGCTAAGCGGGTCAGACACTTTTTTAAACAATGCTCTACGGCAATCACCCATTACGATTTTCAACGGTTCTCTAAAGGAGAACTTTACCAGAGATGGCGTTGATTTTGTAGAATCTTGGCTGCTAGAGAGTGGAAGCATTACAACCCAACCGACTAAGACTACCAATGACGAAGACGGTAACGCCTTGTCCG